CGCCGGTACCGAAAGTATCCGATTCGGACCCAGTACCTAGCCCGGTGGTTACACGTAAAATGACTTTTGTTGAAGCGTTAGATATAGATATGCCGGTACGTGATGCCTTTGAAAAATGCGACCCGGCAAGGTTTAAAGATATCACGTATGATCGGTTAAATATATGTGTCGACGGTGGACTCAATAGGGATGAAATCATCCAGGCGTTTGGTACTACGAATAGCAGCCTGGTAAAAGCAGCTAGCAAAGTTAAGTTTAAGTTTAGTAAGATAAAACCGGGACCGGAGCCAGTTGAGTTGCAACCGGAAATAGTACCAGAACCAGAGAAAACTGAGCCAGCGTCGGTGATTACGGAACCAGACGTTAGCGAATTAGCTGAATCCGTACAGGAAATGCCCGAAAGCGTAATTGAAACTGTAGAAAACGTGATTGAAACCGCTGATCCTGTGATTGATGCCCCTGGGATTATGTATGAAGCGTCGGAGTCGGAGGCAGCGCCCGATCAGCTGGTGGACAAGCAACTAGAACAGGTAAAAGAAAAACCACCATTGTTGCCGGTTGAGCTCGTTTTACTTAACGGCAATAAAATTAAAATTGAACTGCCAGAGCGCATGGTCAAAGGTATATTTGATGAATTAAAGCAACACCAGCGACAGTACCGTGGCATTTTTGCAAATCATGTTGATGGTGAGCTTATAGCGGTAGACTTGCAAGAGGTTGTGATGATGGAGGTTCACGGACTTGATATGAAAAATTTTACCACAAAAACATCTATCGAACAGGAACGGTACAAAGTAGATTGTCAGTGTGGTGCTGCGTATTTTTGCATACTGGGGGCAGGAAGGATTAGGGCCAGGTGTCGGGTTTGTAATGACGTAGTCATTGCAGATCGCAACGCTGAAACGGTCACTGACCAGAGAGACGGAGTGCCGGCAACGTTAATGACCAACAAATATTTTGTGGAGTCGTATACGCCGTTGGCGCAGAGATGTGATCATGAGCACGGTGGCTCGTGCCAGTCTTTGGGTTAGGGGGCACACGATGCAGACATGTAAAGATTGTGTGGAGATACAGCCTCGGAATCATAAACTTTTGGCTCGAAATACCAAGCATCGTTTTGATTGCAAAAAACGGAATAAGCTAAGGCAGGGCACGGAGTTGCCTTGCCTGTACTTCACGGCGAAGGGGGTTGGGCGGTAATGGTTGAATGCAAACATGATTTTTCAATTGATGGAAGATGGCCGTCATGTAGAAAATGCGGTATTACCCTTATTAACTATATACATTCACTGTATGGGGAAAAAGAATCGCTAAAGAAGCAACTCCAGCAGGCGGAGGCTAGGGTGGCTGAGCTGGTTGGGGCGTTGGAAATTGCGCTACATGATTTAGCCACTAGTCACAATCTATTAGCGACTGACAGACCAGATTTGGTAGACCTAAATAATATTATTAGCCGCGGTAGAGCGAAAATGGAGCCGATTAAAACCGTCAGTGGCAAGGACATTATGTGGATGACCGACAATAGCAGGGCTATAGATATTGTTACCAAAGCCCTAGCCAAGGCAAAGGAGGGTGAGTGCAATGCCTGATATTAAGCCTTGTACTAAATTTTTAAACGCTATGCCAAGGGAACAAATGAAGCATATTGCAGAGGAATTTCAGGAAGTAGCGGATCAGTTTTATTATATTTGGCAATTCCCATCCGACCCTAAACCGCTTGGTTACGATGAGGCAATAGCGCAATTAGCAGAGGAAATAGTTGACCTGCAAACAGCCTGTGAGACGATGCTGGCGATCATGAAAGTTGATGTTGATGTGGCCAGACGGCGGGTAATTGATAAGAATATGGCGAGGGGATATTACAATGAATAACCCATATACATGCCAATCATGTGACGGCCGTAAGTGCGTCAACCCCGAGGCCAGACGGCTGGGAATGTGCGAGCCGAAGAAATAACAAAATACGAAATAAACTTAGATTAGGGGTGAACCACGATGACCGGAAGGAAAATGGCGATAAAAATAAAAGCGGCTTAGTAACGTATTTTAAGCATTGCTGGTGGATCGGAGGTATATAATGCGTAAGCCATGGTTTTGCCAAGAATGCCGAGTTGTAATGGAGTACATTGAAAAATTTGATTATCATAAATGCCCTGAATGTGGTACAGAGGTTTGGCCAGCTGATCAAATTAATACAGTGGACGAGATAACGGAATTAATGGCGGATCGTGCTTTAGCACATAAGCCGCGCGAAATTCCACCGGCAGGGGAGGCGTTACTTGGTGGCGGTAGTAAGAATAGGGTGAAGAAGGACAAAAATAAAAAAGACTCACTGGCAAAGGTAAATGATAAGTTATACATTGAAACGTAGCAATAATATTGACAGATTTGACAAAATGATTTAAACTCAAAAATGGATTACTTACTCTATACGCAGGTAACCGCTCTCATTACGAGGGCGGTTATATTTATTTTGCAGGAAAATAAATCCTTTTTGTCGAAAATATGTTTAAAATGGTAAAAAGGAGAATTAATATGATAGCTAACTTTCTTGATTGTAACATTATTGCAAATGCTCTACTTTATTATGGAGCCATATATCTAATGAAAGCGAGTAATTATGCTTGTAAAATAAGGGTTTGTGGGTTCATAATAGTTACTATTGCTGTTGTGCTTCAAATGCTTGCGACTTGGACAATGCAATTATTTTGCTCAGCGATTTTTGCGGGTATATTGTTTAGGCTAGTTGTTTCAATGCCGGTTCGGTGGGCAGAATTTATTGAGCGTAATATTAAACGGCTTATAAATTGATTAAAGAGCGTCCTTCGGGGCGCTTTTATAATATACAAAAATAAGCAAAGGTAGTGATTGTGCAGTAAAAATATTATAACTGAGGTGGTTAATATGCTGACTTTCAACGCAGTTCATCAGGGAAATTGTTTAGATTTAATGCAGCAAATTGATGATAAATCAATCGACTTAATTCTATGTGACTTGCCATATGGCACAACGGATTGTAAATGGGATATTGTTATTCCGTTTGAACCATTATGGGCACAGTATAGCCGAATCATTAAAGACCATGGAGCGATATTGCTGTTCTCACAACAACCATTTACAACGGACTTAATCAACAGCAATCGAAAGTTTTTCAGGTATGAAATTATCTGGGAGAAGGCTCGAGCGGTTGGTTTTCTTAATGCCAATAAAATGCCGTTAAGGTGCCATGAAGTTATATTAGTGTTTTATAAAAAGCTGCCGACATATAACCCACAATTCAGTGAGGGCAAGCCTTATAAGAAAAGTAACAGTATATCGACGACCAGTATTTATAGATCATATAAACCAGTCAGGCATAGTAATAACGGCACAAGATATCCGAGAGATGTGATCCGGATCAGTGGCGGCAATGAAGGCCATTGGCATCCAACCCAAAAGCCAGTGTATTTGCTGGAGTATCTGATTAAGACGTATACGCATAAGCACCAGATAGTGCTTGATAATTGTTGCGGCAGTGGAAGTACAGGCGTTGCTTGTATGAATACTGACCGCAATTTTATTTTGATGGAGCAGGATGAAGCGGTTATGGCTATAGCAAGAAAAAGAATTGAGAGTAATAAGTTGCTTGCAGGAAAATAGTACCATTTGCCGAAGTGTGGGACAAAAAGGTAAATGGGAGATTAATTGTATATGACAATAAAGTTACCAAATGTATTATATAAATACATGAAGCCATATCGTCTGGCAAAGTTAAAAAATACAAGGGCAATTTATATTAATTATCTTAATAATTATCCTCAAGACAAATTAGGAAACTATGTTGGTGACGATAATGAAGGTAAAATAGCTACTAAATGGGAAATAGGAAATTATATATTTAATAGTGGCGATGTGAAAAATCCTGCATTTGAAACGGCTTTTCATACTATGCAACATGCAATTTTTTTGGGTAAGAACTCTAGAAATATTACGATAGCTAATTGTACGATTGAAGATCAAATTGATGAAAGCAATTATTATGTTTTATGTTTTTGCTTAAATAAAGATGATCGAATGAAGGAAGAGTTCGGTAGTTCCATGCTTATTGTTCGTGATACAGTTAGGTTTTTAGATGAACTAAATGTGCAGATGAATAAAAAAGGCTTAATGTTTGTAACAGCAGGTAAATGTTTTTATATTAATAATCGCGTTCGGAAATATACGGAACATGATGATAAGTTTATAACCCGACGTTATCTATGCCCACCTTACTTATTAAAGGATAATAGTTATTCGTATCAAAATGAATTTAGGATTATTTGGAAAAGAGTGGATAATAATAAAATCATTGAGCCTATTAATATCAGATGTTCAAAAGCATTAAAATATTGTTCATTTAGTTATGCGCCTTAGGGCGTTTTTATTTTATTAAAAAAGGAGGCGAGGACGATGCCAACTGTAGACTGTGACTGTACCGAATGCGAGCGCCATGGCATAGAGATATGCATAGCCAGGCGCGTGACATGGAAGGACGGCGGTTGTTCAGAGTATAGGCCAAGGGTAGGCAAGGATATGCTTAACCAGCCATTTAATTCGCAATGTTATAAGCGAGGCGGGAAGTACAAGAGCAGTAAGGTGACTGGGGTGTTGAAGTGAATGCCAGCACGACTACCGCGACCATGTAAGCAGCCTGGCTGTAGCTCATTAGTGAGCAGCGGTTACTGTGATCAGCACAAGAGTACACCAATCAAAGATAGTAGGCCATCATCAAGCAAGCGTGGATATAACTCACGATGGCAGAAGTATCGTACTAAATACTTGAGACAACATCCTCTATGTATTGAGTGCAATAGACATGGTAAGCTACGACCGGCTACAGTTGTTGATCACATCGCGCCTCACAAAGGTGATAAGAATTTGTTTTGGCTACCATCTAACCATCAACCACTATGCAAAGAGTGTCACGATGCAAAGACGGCGCGCGAAGATGGCGGGTTTGGCAATAATCCCAGACAGGGTAGGGGGGGAGTAAATCCATGGAGCCTTTCCGACCTAGACCGCGTGTGGCCTTTTCTGTGAACAAAATTCGTTTTTTGAGATAGGTGAGATGAAATGGGAGGACGAAATGCAAAACCAATTGCGCTGCACTTAGCAGAAAAAAATCCAAATCGGCTTACAAAAGCTGAGATTGAACGCAGGCAGAAGTCTGAAGTTAAATTGGGTGATCAAAAATTAAAGTGTCCTGGTTTTGTGAAGGCAGATGTTAACGCCTACGCGAAATGGAAAGAAATTATCAAGATTTATAAGGACCTTGATTTTGTATCTTCTGGTGATATTGGGCTTCTTGCTCGTTACTGCATGACGTTTAGCGAATACCTGCAATTATTGGAACATCGAAAACGAGTGGGGCAATTTAATGCCGACTGGTCAGAATATGAGGACAGGTTGCCAGAAGAGTATATCGATTGTCTGAATCGATATATGCGACTGAATGTTGACTTGCAAATAGACAACGCAATTAATAAAAAAATGGACCAGCTTGTTAAGATGGAGGATCGCCTATTCCTAAACCCATTGGCCAAGGTTAAGAACGTACCAAAAAAAGAACCGAAACAAGAAGATCCGCTGGCTAATAAAGGGTTTGGTAATGTATGAGCCTGCTAGACGAATTAATCCGGTATTCGGATGAGGTTATTGGTGGTCGCATTATCGCTTGCCAAAAACATAAATGGGCCTGCATACGGTTTCTTAGAGATTTGGATCGCGAGAATTTCGATTATGTATTCGACGAGGAAAAGGCCGTGCGATTTCTGGATTGGATGCGACTATTTAAGCATCGAAAGGGCGTGCTAAAAGGCCAATACATCGATCCGCATATCATCCAAAAATTTATTTTCGGCAATGTTTATGGTTGGGTGCATAAGGTAACAGGATATCGGCGATTTAATAAATTTTATTGGCAGGTTGGCCGTAAAAATGCCAAATCCCAGTCACTGGCAGCGGTAGGCAGTTATGAACTAATGGCGCTTGGCGAGGGTGCCAGCGAAGTATACTGTGCTGCAGTTAAGACCGAACAGGCGAAGATTGTTTGGGATGAAACCGTGGCCATGTTGGATAACTCAGAATTAAAAGGCCGGTATAATGTATCCTACGGTAAGATACAACATAAAAAAACCGGCTCATTTATGAGGGCGCTCAGCAAGGAAGATCGCCGATCCGGTGACGGGCTAAACCCTCAATGCGGGATAGTTGACGAATATCACGCCCACGATACTAGCGAACTGTACGATGTGCTTGATTCTGGCATGATTGCCAGGACTCAGCCGCTACTTGCAATTATAACTACGGCTGGATTTAACTTGGCAAACCCATGCTATTCCGTCGAGTATCACCTGGTGGCAAAAATACTTAATCCAGCCCTGGATTTCAACGTCGACAGCTATTTTATTATGATAAATGAGCTGGATAAGGACAAAGAAGGGAATCTGGTTGATGATATTCGCGATGAATCGGCCTGGCTAAAGGCTAATCCAATCGCCTGTAGTTACCCGGAAGGTATCGAATCCATTCGAAAACGCTTGCAATTGGCACTAGAAGCGCCGGAAAAAATGCGAGATTTTCTCACCAAAAACATGAATGTCTGGGTAAATCAGCGTGAAAACGGCTATATGAACATGGATAAATGGGCATTATGTCGGGGGGAAATACCGAATTTAACCAGCATTGATTGTTTTGTCGGCGTTGACTTGTCAGCAAAGATTGACTTAACGTCTGTTAGCTTCGAATTTTTGGTCAATGATAAATATGTTGTATTGTCGCATTCATTTATGCCGGAAGATACGTTGGCCGCTAAACGCAAGACGGATAAAGTTCCCTATGACTTATGGATTTCGCAAGGATGGATAACCGCAACGCCTGGCGCGGTGGTAGATTACCGTTTTGTCGCTGCATATATCAAATTGCAGGGATATAAAATCAAAGAAATTTGTTTCGACCCGTACAACTGCAGCCAGTTTGCTCAGGAACTGCAGGATGACGGGTTTTTGTGTGTAGAAATCCGCCAGGGTATTCCGACGTTATCAGAGCCGACAAAATCTTTTAGAGAATCGGTCTATATGAAAAAAGTTATCCATGACGGAAATCCAGTTTTAGGATGGGCCGTAAGTAATGCAGTAACTCGGGCAGACGACAAGGACAATATTATGCTAGATAAATCAAAATCCACGGAACGCATTGACCCGATAGCAAGTACAATCAACGCCCATGTTAGGGCGATTGTAAACGAAAATAACGAATCTGTTTATGAAAAACGGGGCATGCGAAGCCTGTGAAGGAGGTGAGATATTGGGGTTATTAAGAAAATTTAAAAATTCCTTGGCCGATTATATTAGTAAATTTCTTGCTGGCGATGATGTTAGCGAATACTCTGGGATTGGTGCTATTAATGTTGATCGAGAAGTAGCAATGAAGTATTCCGCGGTGTTTTCTTGCGTTCGGGTGCTTAGTGAGACATTCGCTACCTGCCCGGCTATACTGTACCGGAAAAACAAAGACGGTACACGGGGAGTTTCAACAGACCTGCAGGTGTACGACATTTTGCATAATCAGCCAAATGATATGATGGCTCCATTTGGGTTTAAAGAAACCCAGCTTATTAGCTTAAACACAGGTGGCAATTCTGTATGTTTAAAATTGGTAAATAAGTATAATGATTTGGTTGGGTTATGGCCTTTAGAGTGGACAAAACTTCAGATCAAAAGCGAGAATGGGCAAATATCATACAAGTATCAGGATGGGGCCAACGAAAAAACGTATTCAAGAAGCGAAATATTTCATATTCCTGGTCTTAGTTTTGATGGGTTAATTGGTGTTTCACCTATTGAATACATGGCGAGTGCCATTACATTAGGGTTGTCATATGAGAAATTTGGGGTTAGGTTCTATCAAAACGGCGCGAATGCAAGCGGCGTTTTTTCATTTCCAGACGTTCTGGGAGATGTGGCGTATGAACGACTCAAGAAAGATCTGACAAAAAACTATACTGGTCTAGCTAACACTGGGAAACCAATATTATTGGAGTCCGGTGGTTCATTTAATCAGCTAACAATCAAGCCTGTTGATGCACAACTTTTAGAATCGAAAAAATTTCAGATTGAAGACGTTGCTCGATGTTATCGGGTTCCGCTCCATTTGATCCAGAACTTGGATAAGGCAACAAACAACAACATTGAGCATCAATCCTTGGAATTTATCATGTACACCATGCTTCCTTGGTTTAAGAGATATGAGGAGAATGCCAACGCCCAGTTATTGACGCCGAAAGAGCGAAAAGCTGGGTATTATATTGAGTTCAAAATGGACGGTCTGTTGCGTGGTGACATGGCGTCTCGATCAGCTGCTTATGCTGCCGGACGACAGTGGGGTTGGTTGTCGGTCAATGATATCCGCCGATTGGAAAATATGCCGCCGGTTGAAAATGGCGACATATACTTACAGCCGTCAAACATGATTGAAGCCGGGAAACTGCCACAACAAAATGGATCCCAAGCGTTAGCAGCAGAAATCCATGAACTGATAGGGGAGAGGAGGTAAGTTATGAAAAAGAAAAAGTTTTGGGAGTTTAAGGCTCAGGCTGATAATGCCGGGGAATTATTGCTGTATGATGAAATCAGCGATTCGAGTTGGTGGGGTGATGAGGTAACACCGAAGCAGTTTAAAAAGGACATGGATGCATTAGGCGATATATCGTCGCTAAATATTTATATTAATTCAGGCGGCGGCGACGTATTTGCCGGGCAGGCTATTTATTCAATGCTCAAACGTCATTCTGCCACAAAAAATGTGTATATTGACGGTCTTGCGGCTAGTATGGCATCGGTAATAGCCATGGTCGGTGACAATGTGTATATGCCTAGTAACGCTATGCTGATGGTCCATAATCCATGGACCATTGCTATGGGTAATGCCAACGATTTCAGGGCCATGGCCGACACGCTTGATAAGATCCGCGAAAGTTCAATTGCTGTCTATCGCGACAAAACCGGCATGGAAGACGATGAGATAATTAAATTACTGGATGCCGAAACATGGATGACCGCGGAGGATGCTGTTGCTATGGGGTTTGCTGATGAGATTGAAGGAGGAAAACAGGTTGCTGCATCGATATCAGATGGTCAGCTTATTTTGGGCAGCATGGCGTTTGACTTGTCGAGGTTTAAAAATATTCCGGCGGCTAAAATTCAATTTTATGCGCCGCCACCAGAACCCGATCCCCCGGGTGTAATCCCGGTTGATATATACGCAGAAAAATGCCGGATGAATGAAAGGAGATTAAAACATGGATTTTAAGAAAATGCTCAAACAAAAGATGGATGCCCAGGCGGGTATCGTTAATACCGCTATAGCTGCTAATAGGGGTATGACTGTAGAGGAAAAGACGCAATTTGATGCCTTGGAAACCGAAATTGCAAGTCTGGAGGCCACCATCGAGGCACAGACGAAAATTGATGCCAGAGAAGTTGCCATTAATACGCCAGTCAATCAGCCTCCTCCAAACATCGAAGTCAATGAAAAGAAATGGAATAGCCTTGGTGATTTTTTAAAAGCTGTTCGAGTGGCCGGTGTACCAGGCGGGGTAATTGACAATCGTCTACTCCATGGTGTAAAAGGTGCGGCCAGTGGTTCCAGTGAGGCTGTTAACTCTGACGGTGGTTTTTTAATTGACGAGCAATATGTAGCGGAGCTGTTGGCTAAGGTCCATGATGCCAGCGCAATTGCCAGCCGGTGCCGGTCAATTCCAATCGGCCCAAATGCCAACCGAATCAGAATGAACGGGATAGATGAAACCAGCAGGGCGAACGGCAGCCGCTGGGGTGGTGTGCAGGCTTACTGGACGTCGGAGGCGGAAACAGTCGCGTCCAGCAAACCGAAATTCAAAAAAATCGAACTCACCTTAGATAAGCTGATGGCCTTGTGTTACCTTACTGACGAGCTAATGGAAGATGCTGTGGCACTCGAAGCCGTAATCCGCCAGGCGTTCGCGGAAGAAATGGCGTTTAAGCTAGATGATGCACTTTTAAATGGCAGTGGCACAGGGATTCCCCAAGGAATTCTAAAGGCGGATGCGTTGGTCACGGTGGCGAAGGAAACTAGCCAAACTGCAACCACGGTCAACCACTACAACATCCTGAAAATGTACAACCGGATATATGCCCGGTCGCGTGGCAATGCCGTTTGGTTTATTAATCAAGAGGTCGAGCCTCAACTCGAAAATATGACAATTACCGTCGGTACCGGTGGCGAATTGTCTCCGTATACGCGCGAGTATATCGAGCGTGGGACCATTAAGGGCTTACCCGTTATCCCGGTCGAGCAATGCGCAGCCCTGGGAACGGTCGGTGATATCATACTGGCTGACATGAGCCAGTATATGATAATTGATAAGGGCGGCATTAATGCCCAGTCTTCGGTGCATGTTCGATTCCTGTATGATGAAAATGTCATGCGGTTTACTTATCGCGTTAATGGTATGCCGCTTTGGGATATGGCTATGACACCGTATAAGGGAAGTTCCACCTATTCGCCATTTGTCGCACTCGCGACCAGATCGTAAGGAGGTAATAACTATGTCAATGATTTGTGTACCTGAAACCTATAAAGTTGTCCAAGCTCTAAACCCGGCAACCGATGCCGCTGGGCGAACCGGGACGTATGTCAGTCTGAAAAATGTTAATCGGGCGTATATTGTGTGTAATATCACCCAAGGGGTGGCAACAACCATTGCCTTGACGCCTTACCAAGCCACTGCTGTCGCAGGGACTAGTGTTAAAGTTTTGACCAACAATATTCCAATCTGGATTAATGCTGATACTTCAACGTCTGATACATTGACCAAACAGAGTGACGCCTTGACGTTTACCACTGATTCCGGTATTAAAAACAAGGTAGTTGTATTTCAAATTGATCCACAAAAATTGGATATTAATAATGAATTTGATTGCATAACAATCGTCACCGGCGCGTCCAGTGCTTCAAATATCACTTCGGCAGTGTATTTGCTAGATATGAAGACTCAAAAATCTACTCCGCCGAGTGCGATTACTGATTAATGCTAGGGGACGGAAAAGTTCCCTTTTGGCGGTGATTAAATGGCGATAAAAATTATAACCGAGCCGACAACGGAGCCGGTGACATTGGATGAGGCGAAAGCCCACTGTAGGGTAGACGGCACAGACGAAGACGATCTGATTACGACGCTTATTGTTGCCGCCCGACAATATTGTGAGCAGCGTCAAAACCGGGCGTATTTAACGCAGACATTAGAATTGACGCTTGATCGTTGGCCACGCTTTCCGGTAAATATCCCACACCCGCCGCTCGTTAGCGTGGAGAGCATCAAGTATTACGGCACTGATGACACTGAATATATTTGGTCTACAACTGAGTATTTTGTTGATGCTGATTCTGAGCCTGGCCGGGTGTCTTTAAGGTATGCCAAAACAACACCGACAGTGACACTCAGACCAGTAAATGGGGTGAAAGTTCGTTATGTAGCTGGCGCTTCTGAGGTAGCGCAGACCGTGAAACAAGCTATGCTGCTCCTAATTGGCCACTGGTATATAAATCGTGAATCGGTACTAACTGGGGTGACGTCAAAGGAAATAGAGTTTGCCGTATCTGCGCTTCTTGGCATTGATCGGGTGTGGCCGACGTGATCGGCGCTGGGAAGTTAAACAAACGGGTTATGATCCAGGAGTTAACTACATCTATTGATGCTGGCGGCGGTGCGGATGAATCATGGACAACTTATGAAACAGTTTGGGCGAATGTGAAGCCGATTACTGGCAAAACGTTGTACTATGCGCAGCAAATCGAAAGCACAGTGGACCATGAAATTAGAATCCGCTACTTGTCCGGTGTGAAAACTGACATGCGGGTTACTGTTGACAGCCGAACATTTGAAATAAAAAACATTCTGGATTATGATGGCCGAAAGCAGGAGCTTACGCTACTTGCCCAGGAGGTCTCTGCTGATGAAAGTTGAGATTGAAATTAAAGGCGTTGATGACGTCATCGGCAAGATAAACCGTTTCAATTATAGAGTTGTTCATGGCGTTGAAATCCAGATGGACACTACTACGAAAAATATTCGCAACAGGGAACGGCAAGCCGCCCCAGTACGGACAGGAAAATATAAAAAATCAATTAAGCGGTCACTAAAAAAATCTGACTTAACGGCTACGGTTGGACCGCAGTGGCATGGACGATTGCATCCAATTGCCCATTTGCTGGAGCGAGGGACAAAGGCCCACCCTATTCACCCATATGGTAACAAAAAAGTCACAGTACAGCATCCTGGTACTAAATCTGATCCGCATATTGAACCGGCCTGGGATGCCGAACAGAACGATTTTGTAAATGGTATTAAAAATGTAATTGAGGGGGCAGCACGATGAGATCCCCGGCATGGCCGCTTCAAGTGGCGATCTATAATAGGCTAACCGCTGAGATTAGTGATTACTCGGTATTTGATAAAGTGCCGGAAAACGAGGTTCCTAACTATATAACAATCGGCGAGTTTGATTTTTCGGACTGGTCGACTAAGACTACGAGCGGTGTGGAAATAACCCATACCGTTTTTTGCTGGTCAAAATATGGTGGAACAAAGGAAGTTTGCGCGATGCTGGATGCAGTAACGGAGGCACTTTACGGCTTTTTTCCCGACTTATCCGCTGACAAATTTAATGCCGCGATCGTAAAAATGGAATCTGGGAAAATTGCTAGATTCGAGCGCGATGGGCTAATTTACCGCTATAGCTCGTTAGCAATTAGCTATAAAATTCAGGATTTGGGGTGATATAGATGGCGGATGAAACCACGGATACTACTAGTACGGATACCACAACCACAACGACGGATACCACTACAACTAACTTGCTGGCCACGGCAGTGACAGCCCGGCTTACAGCGATAGGCATCGATGCGACAGCTGTGACGCTGAATTTTGACGACGTGGTCTATCAGCAGGGTGCAATTGTCCAAGGAACAATAACTGCCTATGCGGATAGTGTCAGAGACTTTACTGACGAAATTATTGCCGCGCAAACAGCAAGTGAATTAGAGGTGACGACTGGCTATACGGCAAAAGTCCATGCCATTGGCGATAAAAAATATTATGCTGATAGGTCAGTTTTTGTGTATTATTATGAAATTGAAAAGATCGAGGAGGAATAATTCATGGCTGCTGTAACAGGCGTAGGTTTTTTAATTAAGGTTAACACAGGGACAACTGCGTCCCCAGTTTATACAACCGTGGCGGGACAACGCAGTGCTACGCTGGATTTAAGTGTTGACGAGGCTGATACTACAAGCAAAACGTCATCGGGTTGGCATGAAGGTTTGCCGACAATAAGATCCTGGTCAATTGATGGTGACGGGCTGATACTTGAAACCGACACCGGCATGGTGTTGCTCGAAACCTGCTATATGAACAATACCCAGGTATACGTCCAGGTTTATACCCCCGCGGCGCATACATACACCGGGCTGGCTACTCTTACCGATTTTAGTTATGATGCCTCTTATGATAGTGAGGCCACTGTATCATATACGCTGACAGGTAGCGGCGCACTGACGAAGGTATAGGAGGTATAACATGTCGCTAATAACTAAACAGCAAACTACCACATCGGGACTGACCACCACCCTTGCTGCCGCTGCATCAGGGGATTATTTTGTGAACACCGGTAAATCTGCTTTGCGTGTGAAAAACGCCAGTTCGGCGGCTGTTACTGTAACGGTAGCGGCTCAGACCGCGTGCCCACTTGGCACGCTCCACAATGTCGCGGTGTCTGTTGCGGCGGCTGGTGATGTTTTAATCGGCCCGTTCCCACCGGCGTACTATAACGATGCGAGTGGGTATGCTTATATAACATATTCTGCCGTTACGTCGGTGACGGTGGCTGTGGTCGAAGTCCCATAATAAAAGCGGTCTGTTAAATTCAGACCGCTAAATTTTTAATGAGGTGGATTATGAATTACGTTGAGATTGAGCTTGGCGGTAAAACCCGTAAACTGAAATTTGATTATAACGCATTATGTGAGGCTGAGGCTAAAGCTGATAAACCAATAATGCAGTTGCTGAGCTCCGATAACTTGGGAATGGCTTCAATCCGGGCGTTGTTGTACGGTGGATTAGTTTGGCAGGAACGAGGTTTGACACTGCTGCGTACTGGGCAAATGCTCTCCGAATACCTGTGCAGTGGCGGCGAAATCGGTGATTTGATGGCCAAAATATCTGAGGCAATTAATTTAAGTGGATTATTTAAGAAAGTGGCGGTAGAAGAGCCAGGGGATGATAATGCGGGAAACGCGGAGGGGGCGCTGAATTAGCGCCCCTGACTTTTGTCGAAAAATACGATAATGATAAAAAAGTAGCAATCGGGATATTGGGATTAAAGCCTTGGGAGTTTGACCGGTTAACCCCTGGCGAATTTACTGACATACTGGAAGGGTTTAACACCCGGCAGGAAATGGAGTATCAAAGAACAGCCTGGCTGGCCGCTAATTTGATGAATTTACACCTTAAACGAAAGGTTACCGCGGCTAAATTACTAGGTAAGCATAAGAAGAGAGATACCCGGACCAAGGAACAAAAACGTGCGGAACTTGATGAGGTTAAACGGTTGCTCGGGGAGGTGAATTGATGGCAACAACATTAGCGGATCTGTTAATAAAATTGGGGGTAGACACGAGCGACTTCCAAAAAAATTTACGCAATGCACAAAAACAATTAAGGACAGCATTTGGATCTGATGCAATTGACCTATCAAAAGACATTTCGGTAGGATTTGCAGGGATTGCTGCAGCTGCCTTAGGTGTAGGTGTGGCATCGATAAAAATGGCGTCAGACATGGCTGCAACCAAAAAGTCATTTACCACACTGATTGGTAATGCCCAGGATGCGCAACAGTTTTTGGACGATTTGACGAGTTTTGCAGCACAAACACCGTTTCAGTTAACGGGATTAACGGATGCTAGTAAAAAACTACTCGCCTTTGGATTTGCGGCTGAAGATATTATTCCGATAATGTCCGCAATAGGTGATGCGGCGGCATTGTTAGGAGTAGGTCAGGAGGGCATTGATCACATAACATTAGCAATTGGGCAGATGAATGCTAAAGGCAAAGTCAGTGCCGACGAAATGAACCAACTTGCCGAAACCGGCATACCCGTTTGGAAGATGCTTGCAGATGCAATAGGAACCGATATACCAACAGCCATGAAACAAGCGGAGACGGGATCAATTAGCGGCGTTACTGGGATTAACGCCATTTTAACTGGAATGCAGACAAAATTCAAAGGCGGCATGGCCGGAATGGCGACTGAGATCTCCGGTATCTGGAGTAACATCGTTGATAATACCGAATCGGTTATGCGTAAAATTGGCGATGCAATAACTGACGGGCTGGATCTAAAAACAAAGTTGTCTGGTTTGTCGGATGCTTTATCGGCCTTTGCCACAGATGTACAAAATTCGGGGATTAAACAGGCGATTATAGATATAGTACCGCCGGAATTAACGGCGGCTATATTTGTTATGGCTGGAGCGCTATTGGGTGCGGCGGTACCCGCTATGATTGCATTTGCTATATCGGCATGGGCCGCAGTGGCACCGCTTATACCATTTATCGCGATTGGCGCAGCGGTTGGTGCTTTAGCTTATGAGATATGGAAAAATTGGGAGCCTCTTGGTGAATTGTTTAGCACCCTGTTTTCAACTATATCGAGCATCTTTAGCGAAGCTTGGGATGGAATTATATCCGTTATATCACCGGTTTGGGAGACAGTTGTATCTATAATAAGCACAGCATGGAATACGGTTTTGTCCGTTACGTCCGCTGTGTTCGATGCCATTACGCCGATTGTCAAAGCGGCAGCACTTGTAATCGGCGCGGTACTACTAGCGGCAGCCACCCCTGTTATTGCCGCTGTCGCCCTACTCTATGCGGCATGGTGTACGATTGCTGATGTTGCAGATGTAATTTACTCGAACTGGGATAAAATCGGTCAGTACTTCAGCGAATTGTGGGATGGATTAGTGGCTGAGGTTACGGCGGTTTGGGATGAAATAACGAGCTATATCAGCGGGATTGTGGATGGAATCGTCGCAACGATCACGACAGCCTGGGATAATGTGGTGACCGTGACCACGGATATCTTCGGTGGCATTTTTTCAACCTTATCTGATATATGGTATAGCGTAGTAAGCTATATCAGTTCGGCGCTGGATAGTATTGTTGGTTTTATTAACAGTGAATGGGATACGGCGGTTGATCTAACTAACAGTGTGTGGAACGGCATTACTTCGAAAATCAGTGAAGCCTGGGATAGCATCTGCAGGATAGTGTCGGATGGCGTTAATTGGGTCTTGAGTAAAATGCAAGCTCTCCTTGATTTGATTGGTACCGCATTACCGGACGGGTTAAAAAACTTC